GATAATTGCCGCTTTATATTAACATGCAACTACAAGAATCGAATCATTGAACCGATTCATTCTCGATGCACCAATGTAGAGTTCCGTATTCCGGCGAAGGAGAAGCCTTCTATCGCTTCGCAGATGATGAAGCGTTGTGGATCTATTCTCGACGGGGAAGGGATCAAATACGATCCTAAAGTCCTTGCCGAACTGATCATGCGATACTTCCCAGACTTCCGACGAGTTATCAACGAACTCCAGCGGTATTCCGTCGCTGGTGAGATTGATGTTGGTATTCTGAGTCGCATCGGTGAGATCCATGTCAGCGATCTGATGACTCACATGAAGGAGAAAAACTTCAAAGAGGCACGAAAGTGGGTTGTCGAAAACCTTGACAACAGTGTGACGGATCTGATGAGAAAGATTTATGACTCGATGTATTCTCATCTTAAAGATTCCTCAATCCCACAAGCGATTGTGATTCTCGGTGAGTATCAATACAAAGCGGCTCATGTTGCCGATCAAGAGATTAACATGGTTGCTTGCATTGTCGAATTGATGTCATCTTGTGAGTTCAAGTAATAAAATCCCTAAATACGGTATAGTTGTCTATTGGAGAAGAATATGAACCTGAGTGAAACTCTTAATTCATTGAATTACGACAAAAAGAATCTCATGACATCCGACAAAATGCCGGAGTCGGATTATGCCCCGTTCATTGTGAATAAGTGCTTCTCTTATTTTACAGATACCATTCTTCACGCAAACGAGATGAACCGAAACGCTCATCTCGAAAATAGACTTCAGTATGATTACTACTTGCACTCTTTGAGGAAAAGAAAAAGATTTTCACGTTGGGAAAAAAATAATAAGTCTAAAAAGTTTCTTCTCGTCAAAGAGTATTACGGATACTCTAATTCAAAAACGGAAGAAATTATGGACTTACTTACCGATGAACAAATACAAGAAATAAAACAATTGCTTGAGACTGGGGGTCAAGGTGGAAGAAGAGGATGATATCTTCAATGGTCTTGGCATAGAGGTTTCTTTGGAAGAACGTGAAGATTTTTTAAAAGTTAAAGAGACACTAACTCGAATAGGTGTTTCCTCTAGAAAAGAAAACAAACTTTATCAGTCATGTCACATACTGCACAAAAGGGGTAGGTATGTGATTTTGCATTTTAAAGAATTGTTTGAATTGGATGGTCTTGAAAGTAACATATCTGATGAGGATATTGGTAGAAGAAATACCATAGTAAATCTCCTAGAGGATTGGGGACTCCTAAAAATTATTGATGTCGAAGATTCAAAAGAACCAACGGTTTCGTTGGCAAAAATGAAAATCATTCCTCATCGTGAAAAAAATGATTGGGAGTTAGTGCCGAAATATCATATCGGAAGAAAAAAATGAACCTTGAAATTGTGAGTTTTTTTAGTGATGTTGATGGTAACACATATTACTCCGATCATGCAAAACGTTTAATCGAAGAGTGTGATCGTTTAGGTGTTTCTTACGATATAAAAGAAAAACAATCAGAGGGTTCTTATCAAAGAAACTGTTTGTCGAAGCCGAAATTTCTTTTAGATACGCTCATGACAAAACGAAAGCCTTTTATTTGGTTGGATATTGACTCATATCTCCTTAAACAACCTGACGTTTTTGACTTAATGATTGAAGATTTCGATATTGCATTTGCGACGGCTCTTCCAAGCATAAGTGGAATTAAAGCATCACCAATTTTTATTAATAACACACCAAACGCTGAGGAGTTCTTGATAAGTTGGGTTAAAAATGCAGAGATAACTTTGCAAGAAAACATGAAACATTTTGATCATGAATCTCTTTTTGGTTTGATTGATTTTTATAGGAAAAGAATCAGAGTTGGTTTTGCCGGTCCTGAATATTGTGCGTGGCCAAAATCTCAGAACGAAAACACAGTAATAATGATGGGACTTTCTGACGTTGAAAGTAAAAAAGTAAATCTTAGAGCGATGGGAATGAGTGAGGAAAATATAGAATGGCAGTCGGTAGGAACCCTTTAATACAAGCAGTAAGTCTTCACTTTGGCTCTGGACCATCTAGTTGTGCGTTATATGAACCAGAGTCTTTCAAATGGACGACCGGAAACGAAATGATTCGTGTTTATTGTGAACTTAATCTGGGAATGATTCCACTAGACAAAACGAGAAAAAATTTTTTATGGCTCGCAGAATCCAAAGAGATAGATGCGGCTTTATTTGGTGATATTAGATTTCGCTTACATAAGTTTGCTCATCATTTTGATGGGATCTTTACGCACGAACAGGAAATTATAGACGAGTATGATAATGCTGTCTTTGTGCCACCAATGAGTAACTACCCGTGGACTGACAAAAAGTATTGGGGTGCTCATCCAAAAACAAAAATGATTTCTTGTCTTGCTTCCCGAAAAGCCATGTGTGCCGGACACAGAAATCGACACCAAATAGTTGATGCTTGTTATGATCACATTGATTTGTTTGGTGGTTACAGAGATAGTCCAAGAATAGGTAAAGGTAATTTTGTTACATCATGGCCGGGAAAAGAGGATGCTCTTGTTGACTATGCCTTTTCTCTTGTGATTGAGAACTCTGTGTATGACAAATACTATACGGAAAAGATAACAGATTGTTTTGCGACTGGCACAGTGCCAATCTATGTTGGAACTGAAAAGATATGCGAAGATTTTGATTGCAATGGAATTATATTTTACGATAATCCAGAACAGTTAAGTAACTTAACTATGGATGATTACAATTCTCGCATAGATAGTGTAAAGGAAAACTATAAGCGTGTTTGTAAAATGAAAATATCGGACGATTACATGTTCGAGGAAGTGAAAAAATTTTTATGAAACCAGTTGTTTACAATGGAAGTTATATTGTTAATGAAGATAGAATGGATTTTGATCAACCCGTTGAAATTCATTTCACTCGATTTGGAAACACACTTCATCGGTGTGATGAAACTTGTTTATTTAACTTTCATTCAAATGAAACCTATAAAGTTTTTTGTAATTTTAATGAACCAACAACTTCAGAAAGCACAGAGACAACTGAAAATGTTATCAAATATGCGAATCTGTATGACTTGATTTTAACTTCACGAGATGAAGTTCTTGAGTCTTGTTCAAACGCTGTGTTTTTTCCGTATGGAACAACATGGTTACATAAAGACATAGATCATTTGGATGGCATTGGTTTTTATCATCCGTCTTTGGATCAACTACACGATAATAAAACAGACACCGTTTCCTTTTTAATGACGAGTCATAAAAATAAAGTTGGGTATGATATTCGTCATGTGGTTTGGGATAATGCCAGACAAATACCTAACAAAGTTTTTTACTCAGGAACAAGAAATCCAATCTGTATAGATTCACTTCTTCCCAACGATGATAAAAAACATTTGTTTCGTTCTAAGTTTAGTGTCATAATCGAAAGCACCAAAGAGGAAAATTATTTCACGGAAAAATTATGTGACGCTCTTCTGACAAAAACAATTCCGATCTATTGGGGTTGTCCGAACATAGATGATTTCTTCAACACCGATGGTATGATTATATGTGAGAGTGCAGAGGAGATCATAGAGGTTTGTAAAAACTTGGACTACTCGAAATATGAATCCATGCTAGAATCTGTGAATGAAAACTTTGAAGAAGCAAAAAAATACTGTGCTCCTCTTACAGAAAGAATTGAAACAGAAATTAAACGAGTCATGAAACCAAAGAATAAAAAAGATATTCTTTTAAGTGTCGGTATCCTGACTATAAATGGAAGAGAAAATTATTTTAATAGGTTGATGCACCACATTAAACTTGCTGCAAATAAATGGGCAGAGCAACTTGAAATAATCGTGGCAAAGGACAATAAAGAGGCATCTGTTGGCACAAAAAGAAACCAAGTTTTAGATCAGGCAAACGGAAAGTTTGTGTGTTTTATCGACGATGATGACATGATTAGTGCAGAATATTTTGATGATATTATGAACTCTATTATTGAGAATGGGGATGAAATTGATGTCATTGGTTTCAATGGAATGTATTATGTTGACGAGAAACCAAATTTAGTTTTTAAACACTCCTCAAAATTTAATGATTACAAAGGACTGGAAGATTTGACCATTGTTCAATATAGAAAATGTAATCACTTAAATCCAGTGAAGACAAAAATAGCAAGACAGATCAGATTTAATGAAATTTCATTTGGGGAGGATGCTGATTATTCAGAAAGACTTTATCAAAGTGATTTGTTGAAAAATGAAACTTATATTGATAAGATATTGTATCATTATTTGTTCAGTCAAACCACAACGGAAACTCAAGCATGACACAACCAATCGTTCAAATGACAATGACACGAGATGAACTCTTTCTTCTCGAAGATTTAATTCCAATATGGACGGAACATGCTGATGGTTTTGTTTTCATGTTGGACAATTGCACCGATGGAACATATGAGTTTCTCATGGACAACAAAGAAAAATATAATATTCTTGGTGTCTTGACCACCGGACTAAAAGATGAGGATCACAGGCAAGAAAATTTGATAAGACAAACTTTGTTCAATGAAGCAAGAAAATTCACCGGAAAAATAACTTGTTTAGATACAGATGAATATTTTGACGGTCAAATGTCAAAGGATGATCTTCATCTTTTTATGGATCAACATCCAAATGTTGCCACCTTTTTGAGGTGGGTACAATATACAGATACAGATAAAGTAAGAACAGATGGTCCTTGGCTTGGCGCAGCACAGGATCGTTTTTGTAATTACACAGTTCCCATAGAGTTTATGGATAAACAAAGACACGCTGAACACATACCAAGAAATGGACTTCAAACACAACGCTTAGAAATTCCGGGGTTATGGATTAGTCACTTACAATGGTTAGATGTTCCAACTGTTGCCGTTAAACAATATTATTGGAAAGTGACAGATTATGTCACAAATCTTTTAACTGGGGTTGATATTGTGGAGTGTAAAGCGTATGATGAGTCCGTGAATGATTTTAATTGGACAACGGTGGATGTCCCTTGTCCATTAAAAGTTTCTCCTGACATTTACAAAAAAGTAAAATTAGAAGAAACCTACAAGTATAAAGAGATAAAGAAACTTATTAAACAATATGATGTGCCTAATTTAGGTGATTGGGGTATGAATATCCATGAATAAAATTTTGGAATTAGTTGAAGAGTTTATTCAAGAAAAACATGAATCAAAAACTTGGACCGCAGGAAAAGACTGGGTGCAGTATGCTGGTCCATATTTTACAACAGAAGAATACACGGCATCTGTGAAAGTTCTGCTCGACGGTTGGCTTGTTCTTGGACAAAATGGTATTCGTTTTGAAAATACCTTTCCTAAATTTTTGGGTAAGAACTTTGGTATCCTTACCAATAGTGGTAGTAGTTCAAACTTGTTGATGATGTCCGCACTTACCTCTAGGAGACTCACTGGATTTAAGAAGGGGACAAAAGTTATTACACCCATCGCTGGTTTTCCAACAACGATTAATCCAATTTTTCAAGTTGGGTTTGAACCAGAGTTTGTTGACATTGATCTTGATACATTGAATCTAAATTTAGATCAAGTTGAAGAAAAGGCAAAACAAGGATGCAAGGTTATCACCTTTGCTCATGTTCTTGGCAACCCACCGAACATGGATCAACTGATGCAGATCGTTGATGATTATGGTTTGATTCTCTTGGAGGACTGTTGCGATGCTCTCGGTTCAACCTACAAGGGTGAGTTGCTGGGATCCTTTGGTGACTTTGCCTCCTGTTCATTCTATCCAGCACACCACATCACTATGGGTGAAGGTGGCTTTGTTGCATGTAAAACAGAGCATCAGGAGATCGTTACTCGAAGTTTCCGTGAATGGGGTCGAGGTTGTTTCTGTGTTGGCAAGAAAGCAAACCTTATGAAAAATGGTTGCTGTGGCAAACGATTCTCCTGCTGGCTTCCGTCTTTGCCCGATGAGGTATTCGATCACAAGTATGTTTACGATGAGATTGGTTATAATTTAAAACCAACGGATCAACAAGCAGCGATGGGTTTGGTTCAGATGAAAAAATTACCTGAGATCATTTCACTCAGAAAGAAAAACCACAAACGGCTTTGTGATATTTTTTCTAAGTATGATGATTACTTTATCATCCCTAAGGCAACAGAACACTCCGATCCATCTTGGTTTGCCTTTGCTCTTACCATCAAAGAGAATCCTAAGTTCAAGCGAAAAGATATCGTTGATTACTTTGAGAACAGTAAGATTCAAACTCGTCCATACTTTGCCGGAAACATTATGCTTCAACCGGCATACGAAGGTATTATGGATCAGAATGAAATTGTAAAACAATTTCCCAACGCAAGAAAAGTCACCACCGATACTTTCTTTTTAGGAACTAGCCCTGTCATAACAGACGAACAACTGGACTACATAGAAACTGTGGTTGATTCTTTTTTTGGAGACTTGTCATGAAAATAATTTTTTACAATCAATATAACAGAGGTGACATTCACTACTCACGGGGATTTGTTAATCACACTGTTAATGAAATAAAAAAACAAAGGAATGATATCTCTTTCTTCTATGCTCATAGAGCGTTGCCTGATGTTATCAGTGATATTTCAGATGTGACAGAGATACCTCAAGCACCTTTTCTACCACCACCCGGAACGCAATCATATCCTTGGTCGGTGAAAGATCAGGTTTCCGAATTTCAAGAAAACGGTGAACAAATTGTAGCGATAAACGCATGGGTTGGTTCTGCTGATTTTTTTAGATCCTTTTGTGGTTGTTGTTTTACTGGAAATTTAAAGTTATGGAGAAGAGTTTGGAAAATACTAGAGGATAGACATGATCTTTTTGTTGAGAGACCGGAAAACAATAACGATATTCTCCCACAAATAGATTACAAAAAATATCCATTAACTTCTGTAATTGATGAACATATTGAAAATACCAATTACGAAAAGAGAATTTTTGTTTCAAATGGTCCTGTCTTGTCCGGTCAATCACACAACTTTAATTTTGATCCAATCGTTGAAAAACTTGCACAAGAAAATCCAACTGTCGCTTTTTATATGACGGACACGACAAATTTAAATTTACCCAATGTTTTTAAAACAAGATATTTAATCGGTAAAGACGGCTGCGATTTAAATGAAAACTCCTATCTAAGTAGATTTTGTGATGTCATTGTGGGGAGAGGATCCGGTCCTTTTTGTTTCGCTGGTGTTGTTGAAAACTTTTTGGATCAAGAGAAAGTATTTTGTTCCTTTTCACATGGCCGTCCGGAGGGATTCTGGTATCAGGAAGGACGGTGTGAATATGAGCATGTGGATCAACCAAGTGACGAAAAGTTAGGAGAGATATATCAACTTTTTAAATCGGTGGTTGAACAATGATTGATTTAAAAAATGTTACTTTAATCTGTGTAGATGGTGTCGAACCAAGTTTGGGAGTTAAAGCACTCCGATATAGTATGCAAAAAATTAATTTTGCAAAAAGTATTATTGTTTCACACATCAAACCAAAAAATTTATCAGATGACATTGAATTTATAGAGATAGAAAAACTCACACACGAGACATATGGTCCGTTTATATTACAAAACCTTTCTAACTATTTTGACACAGAATATTGCTTAATTATTCATGATGATGGTTTTGTTATTAATCCCCATTTGTGGAGCGATGAATTTTTTAATTACGATTACATCGGCGCTCCTTGGAAGCCCGGTTATGGTAATTTTAGAGTTGGCAATGGTGGCTTTAGTTTAAGGAGTAAAAAATTAGTAGACTTGTGTAAAAACATTCACTCGTTGCCAAAAGAACACGAAGATGGTGCGATTTGTATAAGAAATAGATCAAACCTAGAGGCTTCTGGTTGTGTGTTTGCCCCCGTTGAAGTCGCAATGAAATTTTCTCTTGAGTGTAGAATACCTGAATGTGATTTCGATTTAAATAATTCTTTTGGCTTTCATGGTAGAGGGGATCCAAAAAACACACATGATCACGATGGTTTTTATCATCAATTTCATGATCGTTTAAAACTTTTGGAGTCAGTTGAATGAGTAAAATTGTGAACAATATTTCTGTTTTAATACGAGGAGTTGTAAATGAACAATTGTGATAAAAATTATGTTGTTAATAAAATTACGGGAGTTCGTCCAGAACATGATCCTTTTTTCCACATGGAGATTGATAATTTTTTGCCAGAGTTGATTGCAAAAGAACTCGAAGGTGATTTTTTAGACTATGACAATGAAAAATGGTTTTCCTATAAAAATCAAATTGAAGATAAAAAATTGTTGAGTGATTGGAGACAATTTCCAAAACAAACATACAAGTTCTTTAGTTTTCTCAATTCACCTATGGTTCTCGAAACTTTGTCGAACATTGTAGGAACACAACTGCATCCCGATAATGGACTTCATGGTGGGGGTTGGCACATTCATGCCAGTGGAGGAAAACTTAATCCTCATTTGGATTACTCTCTTCACCCCAATTTAGGGATGCAAAGAAAGTTAAACTTAATTCTTTATCTGTGCGATGACTGGCAAGAAGATTATGGTGGTCACTTTGGACTTTGGACATCAACTGAGGATGGTAAATCAGATAAGTTAGTCAAAGAAGTTTCTATGGGCTTCAATAAAGCGGTTATCTTTGATACCACACAAAACTCTTGGCATGGAATGAGTCGTCCAGTAACCTGTCCAGCGGGACAATACAGAAAAAGCCTTGCTGTTTACTATCTTATTGATCCCGAAGAGGAAGTTGATCCTCGATCCAGAGCGTTGTTTGCACCAACCGAAGAACAAAAGGGTAACGCTGAAATTGAAGAGTTGATCAAGAAACGATCTGATGTTAAGGAGTCTGTTAAGGTTTACACTAATGGATAACAGAATCACTGTATATGGATCCACAGGTTTTATTGGAAGTCGTTTTTGTCAGTTAAACGAAAACAATGTTATCAAAAACAAAAGAGATGATTATGTCACAAAGTCCGATGAAATTTTATATTTGATAAGCACGGTTGATAATTACAACATTCATCAAAACTTGGAAATTGACATAGACACAAACTTAAAAACTCTTATGAAAGTTTTAGGTAGCATTGACCAAAAGGAAGGTGTTACCTTTAACTTCATAAGTTCATGGTTTGTTTATGGTAAAAATTATAACATTCCATTTCGTGAAGATGACACCCATTGTAATCCCACTGGTTTTTATTCAATCACTAAAAGATGTGCGGAACAACTTCTCATATCATTTTGTGAAACGCACGGTATCAAGTATAGAATTTTCAGACTTGCAAATGTTTTAGGACCGGGTGACAAAAAAATTTCTAAGAAGAAAAATGCCTTACAGTTCTTGATTAATGAAATTGTTAATGACAGAGATATACCGTTGTATTATGGTGGAGAAGTTTTAAGAGACTATATTCATGTTGATGATGTTTGTTCTGCAATTTCTCATTGTATAAGAAATGCACCATTCAATGAGATCATAAATATAGGTAGTGGGAGACCGTATAGATTCTTGGATATGATTAACAAAGCAATAGAATATTCAAATAGCAAATCTAAGATTGTTTATATTGATCCTACAAAATTTCATGATATAGTTCAGATACGACATAGTTATTTAAATACATCCAAGTTAAATTCATATGGATTTAAACAAGAAAAAAACATGGATGAAGTCATAGAGGAACTGGTTGATTTTTATAGGATGAATAACGAATGAAAAAAGTTGTTTATGTCACCGGATGTCTTGGTTTTATCGGCTCTTACATCACCAGAAAATGCTTAAACATGGGATGGTATGTGAAGGGTGTTGATAAGATGACTTATGCTGCAAACAAAAATCTTTTAGATGAATTCAATCAACACGATAACTTTTCATTTGTTCATTGTGATATTAATGATTTGAAGTTCTTGTATGATTGTGATTATGTAATTAACACAGCGGCAGAAACTCACGTTGGAAACTCAATTTCAGAAAGTGATGACTTTGTAAGATCAAACATTGATGGTGTTCATAACATCTTAAAACTGTTTAAGAATTACCGACAAGAAAACACAAAGATGCCAGTCTTTTTGCACTTCAGCACAGACGAAGTTTACGGTGACATCGTTGAGGGATCTCATGCCGAGTCAGACCTTTTGATGCCGTCTAATCCATACTCAGCAACAAAAGCGGCAGCAGACATGCTTATTCTTGCTTGGGCCAGAACACATAACATTCCGTATGTTATTGTTCGTCCAACAAACAACTATGGTATTGGTCAGTATGTTGAAAAATTAATTCCTAAGTCGTGTAAGTATTTAAAACTAGGAAGAAAAATTCCTTTGCATAATCAAGGAACACCAGTTAGAAACTGGCTTCATGCTGAGGATACTGCCTCTGCGATTATCACTATAATTAACAGTGGTGTTGAGAATGAAATCTTTAACATCGCAGGTGGATTTGAGCAAACAAATATTGCAACGGTAAAAAAACTTATTGCAAGTATTCTGGGAACAAATGAATTTGACATCAATGACTTTGTGGACATGGGTTGCAGTAGAGTAGGACAGGATCTTCGTTATGCAATTGACGATTCCAAAATTCAAGGTCTTGGATGGAAACCTCAGATGAAATTTGACGAAGAGATTCACGAAATCGTTAATTATTATGAAAACAAATTCATATGGTAAAAGTAAGAGTAGTAGACTACATTGTAAATAAGATCAACGAACTGGGTGTTGAACACGTTTTCACCATCACTGGTGGTGGTGCGATGTTCCTAAATGACGCAGTTCTTCGACACCCAAACGTAAGTGCTATTTGTGGTCATCACGAACAAGCATCTGCGATGTCTGCTGTTGGTTACTCCAAGTATTCAGGTAAACTGGGTGTTGTGATGCCAACCACTGGTTGTGGTGCAACAAATACTTTGACGGGACTGCTTGATGGATGGCAGGATAACGTGCCAATGCTGTTCATATCAGGACAAGTTAACTCACACCAAACAATGGATAACTACGATATTCCATTAAGACAGATTGGTGTTCAAGAGGCAGATATCGTAAAGATAGTTGAAAGCATTACAAAGTATGCCGTGATGGTAAAAAAATCAACCGAGATCCGTTATCATTTGGAGAAAGCAATACACGAGGCTTTTTCTGGTAGACCGGGACCGGTTTGGTTGGACTTACCCTTGGACATACAATCAGCGATGATAGACCCCGATGAACTAAAGCCTTTTGTTCCAGAGAAAGAAGAAAGAACTCAAAAATTTTCGGAGATCACAGAACTTTTCTCAAACGCATCTCGACCAGTAATTCTAGTTGGCAACGGAGTCAGACTTGCTGGAGCAGAAAAAGAATTTGAAGAGTATGTAAACAAATATCAGATACCAGTCGTAAACACTTATCTTGCCGCTGATCTACTTCCCACAGACAATCCTCTGAACATTGGTAGAGTTGGTATCAAGGGAAACAGAGCAGCCAATTTTGCTTTACAAAATGCTGATTTAGTTTTAGCAATTGGAACACGACTCGGTGTTCCCGTCACGGGATACATTTATGAGAACTTTGCACGAGAGGCAAAACTTGTCGTTGTTGACATAGATGAAAATGAACATAAAAAAGAAACAGTAAAGATAGAAAAGTTTGTTCACAGTGATGCAAAAGACTTCTTGCAGAAATGTCTTGCCTCCAAGTGTCCTGACTCATGGAGAGAAACGTGCGTTAACTGGAAAGAGAAATGGCCTGTTTACCTACCAGAACACGATGATGACTCTGATGGTATTAGTTTCTATCGGTTTATGAAATCTCTTTCTGAAACTTCTAGAAGTGATGATGTGTTTGTCTCTGACGCTGGATCAGCATATTACGTTGCGTCTCAAGCGGTTCACATTCGTGATGAACAAAGATACATAACCTCCGGCGCACAAGCAGACATGGGATTCACTCTCCCCGCATGTATTGGTGTAAGTGTATCGAACAACTTTAAACCAGTTGTTGGCATTGTGGGAGACGGATCTTTTCAATTAAACATTCAAGAATTACAAACAATGGTTCATAACAAAATACCAGTGAAGATGTTTGTTTGGAACAACAACGGGTATCTCTCAATCCGAACAACTCAAAGAAAGTTTTTTGATGATGGATTCATAGGAACCGATGTTAAGTCTGGTGTCTCTTTCCCTGAGTTGGAAAAAATAGCAGACGCATATGGTGTCTCATACACAAAAGCGACTAAGGTTAAAAAACTAAATGAAGTTATCACAGAAACATTAGAGACAGATGGTCCTGTGATATGTGAAGTTATGTGTAAAGAATGGGATGCAGTTCTTCCAACGATAGGTAGTAAAAAATTACCAAACGGAAAAATGTTCTCAAGACCTCTAGAAGATATGTTTCCCTTCTTGACTCGTGAAGAATTTTATAGTAATATGATTGTCAAACCACTGAAGGAGAATTGATATGCCCGCTGATAGCAAAACTAAAAAGACAATTTTAACTTTGAACAACAACAAAAAGAATGGAAAACCAACCGTTCTTGTAACTGCTTATGACTACCCACAAGCACGAATCGCAGACATGGCAGATGTCGATTGTATTTTAATTGGTGATTCGTTGGGAATGACAACCCTTGGTCACAAGACAACAATTCCCGTTACGATGGATGATATGATTCGATCCTCGGAGGCAGTTTGCCGTGGATCAAATAATGCCTTTGTCATCGGTGACATGCCATACATGTCATACCAACCATCCAATCAAATCGCTGTGGAAAACGCAGGAAGATTTATTGTTGCTGGTTGTGATATGGTGAAAGTCGAAGGTGCGATGACTGAAAGAATCAAAGCAATCTGTGACTCTGGTATTATGGTTATGAGCCACCTTGGACTCACACCACACACTCGTGCAAAATTGGGTGGATATAAAGTTCAAGGTAAAACGGCAGAACAAGCAGAGATTGTTTTGAAACAAGCACTTGCACTTCAAGACGCTGGTTGCTCCGCTCTGCTTCTTGAAGCGATGCCTAAAGAACCCGCAACCATGATTGCAGAGGAACTGGATATTCCTGTTTATGGTATTGGTGCTGGTGATGGTGTTGACGGTCAACTGGTTATCTTCCATGATCTCATGGGACTTTTCTGGGAGTTTAAATCTAAGTTTGTGAAACGATACTGTGAAGCAGGACAGATTATGGAAAAGGCTCTTGAAGAATACGTTCAAGAGGTTCGAGAGGGTAAGTTCCCAACTGAAGAAAACTTCTATGAAATTAAAGAAGAAGAGTTGGAAAAACTTCTCGGTGACTCAAAGTGGAAGTATGAAACCGACAAGGGTTTCCCTACAAACCACTCTGCGACACCAAACACCGTTACAGAAAAGAAGTAATGAAAATTCTAGTTACTGGAGGAAGGGGTTATGTCGCAAAGGGCATAACCCCTTTTCTAAAAAACAAACATGAGGTAACAACAGTCACACGAAAAGATTTTGATTTATGTGACACAAGATCAACCCTAGATTGGTTTGATGACAAACACTTCGATGTTGTTATTCACACGGCAGCAAAAGGTGGCTCACGATTACAAGAGGATGACAAAGAAACCTGTGATCTAAATCTGAAGATGTATTACAATCTCCTTGCATGTAAAGATCACTTTTCTAAATTCATATCATTTGGATCTGGTGCAGAACTATTTAAGTTAGACACACGATACGGCATGTCCAAGAGAATTATTGCAGATTCAATGTTATGTCACGATAACTTTTACAACTTAAGAATTTTTGCCGTTTTTGATCACAACGAAATAGAAACAAGATTCATCCGATCATGTATTAGAAACTATTTAAATAAAGAGCCGATTAGAATACATCAAAATAAATTGTTTGATTTTTTTCATATGGATGACTTGTCGAACTTGGTGGATCATTATGTTAAAGGGACGGGACTTCGCAAAACGGTGAACTGTTCATACGAAGATAAAAAAAGTTTACTGGATATTGCAAACATGGTGAATGATTTATCAAACCACAAAGTTAAAATCCAAATAGAGGAAAGTGGTTTTGATTTTTATTGTGGAGAATCTAACTTACCAACAACAAACTTAGTTGGTCTTGTCGGTGGAATAAACCGAACGTTTGATGTTATAAATAGAGAGTATTTACATAAAGGAACTTTGTTATGAAACCAACGCTTACTCTTTGTATGATTGTAAAAGATGAATCTCACATCATTCTTGATTGTTTAAAATCTGTAACTCCTTTTATTGATCAATATCACATTACAGACACCGGATCCACTGATGGAACACAGGAGTTAATTACAAAATATTTTGAAGAAGCAGGCATTCCCGGTCAGGTTCATCAATCTGACTGGAAAGGTTTTGGTAAATCAAGAACAGAGTCGATTGAAAATGCAGAACAAAGTGGATGTGATTATGCACTTATTATTGATGCGGACGATTATATCACGGGTGATCTTGTTGTTCCTCCTGTATCTGATGACATTGATGGTTACTCACTAAAAATTAATCGGGGTGAGTTTACTTGGTGGAGAACTCAAATCATTAAACTTTCAAGTAAATGGCATTACGTTGGTGTCCTTCATGAATATGCAACAACAAAAGAAAAAAATCCGACCGTTATAAGACTCGTTGGTGATTACCAAATTAATGCAAGAACCGAAGGTAATCGGAACGTCGGCATTGATCCGATTGAAAAATACAGCAGAGACGCTGAAGTTTTGTTGTCAGCACTTACAAACCCAGAAGATATAAACTATGAGCCAAATAACGAAAGATATAAGTTTTATCTTGGACAGTCTTACTTTGACTCTCAGCAGTGGGAAGAGGCCGAGAAGTGGTATAAGATTAGAGCGGACGCAGGTGGATGGCCCGAAGAAGTTTTCTATTCTCTGATGCGTGTCGGCATGTGCAAAGCGATTCGTGGGGAACCTACTCCAGAAATCATTCACGCTTTCCTTGAAGCACACAACTCAAGACCGACTCGTGCAGAGCCATTGTATCACATCGCAAGAACTTATCGAGAGATTCTGAATCAACCTGCCATTGGTTATATCTTTGCAAAAAGAGCGGCAGAAATTCCATATCCAGAAAACGACATTTTGTTTATTACAGACGACGTTTACAGGTGGCAAGCGTTAGACGAACTTGGGACATGTGCCCATTCTGTCGGTGACATTCATACTGGTTTTATCGCAACAAAGAAACTCTTGGAGGAGGGTCGATTACCAGAAGAGCAACTGGATAGAGTGTCAACAAACTATGCCATTTATCATAAACTTGTTGTCGAGTATCAAACTAAAGTTGCGGAACAGGAAAAAGAAAAACAACTGAAAGAAAAGTTTGATAAGCAAGAGCAAAAAAAGATGAGAAAGACAAAAGAAAAGAAGCCAACGAAACAAAAATCAAGACGACAAAAGATGAATAAATAGTTTTATGAAACGATTTCTTGACTTTACAAAAAACGAT